TCTCATTTTCTCTATTGCTCTACTTGAGAACCAAAAACATACAACTGAACTTAAAATACCAACATCTGTTTCTGAATATATTTCTGGTAAAAACTCATGTAAATCACCACCATTTTGATACACCTGGACAACAGCTAAAGTTTTTGCAGTTAAGTATAAACCTAATATTGCAAAGGTAACTGTAGGCCTTACAAGACCACTTAAATTAACTATCCATTTACTAGCATTGTTTTGAATTGTTTGACTGTGTTGATATACACCTGATATTTCGGCTTCATCTGCTTTTGCTTTAGCTACAGTTATTTTATGTTTAGCAGCCATTTCCATTAAAGCTAACTCATGTTTTTGCGAACTTTTTTGTTTAAAATGGTCAAGCACGGCTGGTAAACCTGAACTAGCAAAACCTAATAAAGAGCCAATTAAACCGAACATGATTCTAAACACCTCTCAAAACTTTGTTTCATTATAGACTTATCGTAAAAATGTGCTTCAGATAATTTATGTGTTTTTGTTTTTATTTCATCAACTAGCTTAAAGATTACTGTTTCATGGTCTGAACCAAATAAAGCGATAATATCTGCATCTTCTTTTGTGTATTTTCTTTTTTCACCACCAATGTTAGTAGCAAAATTATATCTAGGTTTACCACCTTTTTTTCTATTGTAATCTCTTGAAAGAGCAGATTTTACTTGAATACGAATAGGTCTGCTTTTGTAATTAACAATTACATCATAACCTTGCGTATCAACAAAAGCTGTTTGATAACCAAATTTTTCAAGAATGTAGCACACAAATAATTCTCCTATTCTTCCTTTTTGTCTATTGTTATTCCCCAAGCATTTTTCCAAACATTGTGGCGGCAGCAGCCGATATACCACTTGCCGTTAAAAAGATACCTATAACAATGCCTTTGCCTGACTTCATTTGCCCTTCAAGAGAATCAAGTCTTGTGTTTAATCTTGTTACTTGCTTTTCAAGACTTTCGACTGCTTCTATTAATTTGCCTTGTTCAAGTTCAGACAGACCACTCATTTAACTGCTCTTTTTTTTCTTCTTGTGATTGCAGTCATAATGAACATTGTTAAAATTTAAAGCTAAAATTTTTACTGCTTTTTTTGCCTTTTCAGGTAAAAGATTTGTAGGAACAAAGCTACATATCAAAGATGATATTGTAACAATGCTTGTTAATATTAATAATAATGTAGTCATAAAAACTCCTTTTAATTAATTTACATCTGGCGGGCCAGGTCTAATGCTATCAGGTATTGGAGGTAATACAGGATTTTTGTCATTTGGGTCAAAAGTCCAATCTTCCAAATCTGTTATAAATTGTTGCCAAGTTGCTTTCTTCGTGGGATCTGTTTCTTTAGACTCGTAATCTTCTGCCAATTCAACTTGTGCATCTCTTTCAAAAGTCATTTGCTGTTCAACAAATTGTTGTTTTTCAGCTAATGGTTCTCCTGTTAATTCAGTCTTATTTTCAACAAGAGTCCATGTTTCATCAACTAACTCTATTGTAGTTTCTGCCATTCTTTCATAAGGTAAAAGAGAACTTTCAAAATGATTATTAAACATAGCAGAACAATCCACTAAATGATAATTTAGAGAAGGGTCATGCACATCAATATTTCTATAATTCATTAAGTCAAACTCATCTTCGACTATATTATTAATAGGTTGTCCGTCTATAATCTTAGTGTAATATTTTCTATCTTCAGGTGGTGTTGCGTTTTTTAAAGTCATTTTTTATCTCCTTTACACATCTGCTGTATTAGTTGAAGGATATGCTCTGCCTGAACCCCAAATAATTCTTATAGCCGCTGGTGCATTTTGTCCTGCGGGTGAACAAGGGCCCCAACCATACCAAGCGCCACCACCACCGCCGCCAGAGCCGTAGTTACCGCCATTCTTGCCTGAAGTTGTGTTTTGTTGTGTAGCATCTCCGCCATCATCACCGCCAGAACCACCTTTACCACCACCAAAAGTAGGGCTATTCCATGTGCCACCAGCGCCACTTGGGCCTTCTCCGTTAAGACCAACACCACCACCAGATGGGCCGCCACCGCCACCACTATTTGAGTAACTTGCCATACCACAAGCTCCGCCACCGCCTCCACCAGCGCCGTCATCACCAGCAGTTGTGTTACCACTACCACCAGAACCACCCGCTCCAGTATATCCACCAGCTCCTGCTCCACCAGAAGAATTGTTTGGAGAACCTTGACCACCATCATTTTTAGTATCTGCTTTTGATTTAGAGGCTACACCCTTGCCCGGACTTTCAGCACTATTCATATAAAATAAATAAGAGGATTCAGGAGCAGAAGCACCAGCAGAACTTGATGTTATGCCACTAACATTTGCGTAAAAAGTCCAACCATTTTGACCGCTTTGGTAATATTGTTGGAAATTAACATAATAAGTTTGTCCTGGAGTAACACTTACATTATTAGAGTAACCAGCGGCTCCACCACCACCACCTACACCTGAAGTTACCTGATTACAGTATGAAGAACCTTGACCACCTTGACCAACTCCAAATATTGAAATCTGAGTAACACCTGCGGGTGCTGTCCAACTTGTGTTACTGCCTGAACTAGTAGAATACCATTGACCAGCTTGAGTACCTGTTTGAACACTATTTGCTGTGGCTGTTCCAGCATCATTTGTTAAGGTAACAGCAAATCTAAATCTATAACCAGCATCATTTGAAGTTAATACATAAGTAGAATTTGTTGCTCCACTTATGTTTGACCAAGAAGTAGCATCTGAACCTCTTTGCCATTGTCTAGTAAAATCTCCAGATGTATTCCAAGCACCGTCAGTTCCCGTTAATGTTTGACCAGTTTCGACTGTTCCTGTAACTACTGGAACACTTACATTTTCAGGTTCAATAACTGTACCTGAAGCCAAAATCATGTTGTTACCTAAACTCATTTTTTATCTCCTAATTATGACATATCTTGAGCAGAAATAAATCCATACCAAGTAGTTCCGCCATCAACTGTCATTAAAACAATTACATCATGGTTAGAACTTGATAAAGCTGGTGATTGACCACCTGCCCACTTAACAGCGGCACCCCATGCAATAGTATATGCCGAACCACCTATTTTAAGAACCATGCTGTAAGCATCTCCTGAAGCTGGTACATTTGTAATTGTTAGTGTTGTTATATTTTGCGTAGGTGTAAAAGAAAAAGCATTTCCTGTAGAGCAATCTAAAGTTAATGTTCCTGTTGATTGCGTAACATTGTTACTTGTTTCTCTAAGTGAAGTTGCTTTTATAGTTGTGGCTGTAACTGCACCAGCTACAGAACCACCTATTGTTGTTCCGTCAATACTCCCGCCGTTTATATCAGCAGTAGTTATTGTTCCAGCATTTGATATAGTAGCACCAGTAAAGTTAATTGTTCCTGTGCCTGTTAAATCTGTGGCTGTAATAGCCCCGGCTGTAGTTGCACCAATAGTTACTCCGTCAATCGTACCACCATTTAGATCAACAGTAGTTACACTACCTAAATCAGAAATGGTTGCACTAGCGGCTGATATAGCCGCAGAATCAAGTGTAACAGTTCCGCTACCTACTAGGGTTCCACCTACACTTAAAGTTTTTCCTGAACCGACTTGCAGTCCAACTGAAGTTCCTGAACCAGCGGCGGCGAAAAGAGCATCAATAGAGTCTAAATCAGTATTTAATTTAGTTCCCCATGTGTCTGTAGAAGCACCGACTTCTGGCTTAGTCAGATTCAGATTTGTTGTTGTTGTATCTGCCATTTGCATTTACTCCTTATAATTAGGCCGCTACTTTATAGACTTCAGTCCATGTTGTAGAAGCATTTGGTTCATCAACCCATTTTAATCTTGCACTAAAGTTTGTAGATGATTGAGCTGATATATTTGAAACATCTATAAACAATATTCTATTGCATACAGCCGTAACCGTAGAAACTCCATTAATAGGATATGGATTACCGCTAAATGTAACAGTTCCTATTACACTTAATGATGAAGTAGCTTGTGCAGGTATTATACCACCACTTACTACTTGTCCTAATAACGAAACAGTTGCTACAGCATTAACTGTTATTTGTGGTGATGCTACATATCCTCCTACAGCAGAGATAGTCGCAACAGCATTAACTGTAGCACTTGCATCTCTAATTGTTCCAGCAGAATAATTACCATAACCATATTCACCAGAAGAATAAGTATCTACAGGGTGAGCCGCAGATAAGCTTAAACTTGATGATGAAGTTGAAGATATTTGACCACTATCGGTATATCCCCAAACTCCATAAAGATTAGAACTGTAGCCACCTTTACCATAACCTCTCCATGCTCTATTTGTAAAGCTAGATGAAGCTGTTATTGTGCATGAAGCATCTGAGTAACCCCAAATTCCATACACATTGGAAGAATATCCACCTCGTCCATAATCTCTAGTTCCAGACATTTAATTCCTTATGTTAAATCAATATCTAAATCACCAGCAGGTACTCTAAACACATCACCAGTTGATATTGGTTTTTGTGTAGCTAAAGTTCCTACTGCATATAAGTTACCACTTGTTGAAGCATCTAATACACCAACCGCTACGACTGTTCCGTAACTTGCTGTTGCTGTTGAATATTCTACAGCGGCAGTATTACTAGATTGACTGTTTGTTGTGGTAAAAGTAACTGTTTGTCTTGCATACCCTGTTCCAGAAGTTGAAACCTCAGTACCACCTGTTCCGTCATCACTTGGTGCTACAGTATATAGAGCCAAATAAAGTGTAGAAGCAGGAGTAAAAGTTGTTCCTGAAAAAGTGTGGGCAAGAATTTTGTTTTCTAAATAATCGCTAAAACTCATTTTAATCTCCTTATTGTAATGCGGGTGCTTTTATTTTTAATGTTGAATCGCCTACTCTTGCCTTTTGGTCTGCGATTTCTAAATCCTTAACTAGCTTCTGATACAAACTAGACCATACTGCTATTCTAGAGTCATCTACTAGATATGGTGCTGATTGTAGCAGACTTCCATATAAATATATATCGGGACTACTATTCATTAACCAATTAGTTGGGTTTACATCAGTTAAGTTAGGAATTTTACTATAGTAAGTAATTTCTCCTGTCAGCGTTGCTGAATCAGGAACAGGTAAAACCTCTAGTTCTTGACCTACTATTGTGTAAAATTTTGGTGTGCCACTTGAAGTATAAGTTTCTCTTAATTTATCAAGTTTTTCATTTGTAATAAATTCTAAAGTTACAACTGGATTTGTTTCAATAACAAAATCAACTGTTTGTAACCAATCACTAGGAACAGCACTATATTGAGAATCAATCGTTGCTGTTGCTCTTTTAATCATTTTTCTGTTGCGTATTTCTTTATTAAAGCCAGATTCAGCTAAAGTAATAAAATCTGGTATTGTTGCTGTTAGATCGGACCTATTTAACCAATCTGCTATGCTTGTTTTTAAATCTGAATAATTAACTAATGCCATTATACAGTTCCTTCTCTTGTTCTAAACGCTTTGTTATCAGGGTCATTAAGCCATTTTTTTAATGCTTTAGGGTCATCTAAAATGCCTTTTTCTTTTAGATCATAATATAAAACCATAGGAATTGAAGCGACTTTGTTCCAATGACCATAAGGATCTCTTTTATCACTATCGTTATATAAATCTCTGTTTTCTTTAAGTATTTCAGTTACATCTTGTTCTCTACTTAAAACAAATTTATGGTCTCCTTTACCTGAAGTATCTTCTTCAAAAGTAAAGTTATTTGAAATCTTTGTTTCGTTATCGAAACTTATTAATCTTTTTCTACTCATTTTTTTAGTTTAGGGGTAGTCGCAATCGCTAACTACCCCATTTTCCTATGTGATTTACGAAGCTGTTAAATCAGCACACACTCCAAGAGCGGCTTCATTTTTAACTTTAAGTCCGTATTCTACAAGTAACATTCGCTTCTCAGCGTCACCAGTTTTAGCTAAATCAATAACTTCTAGTGGTCGTAAGAAACAAGTTGCGTAGAACTCAGGGTCTAAGACATAAGCATCTCTTTCTCTTTGGAATCTATTAGGAACAATATTAACTGCTCCAAAGTCTGATACATAAATATCAGCGGCTCCAATGATAACACCAGCTTCAGGTTTTTTAACTTCATACCTGTTAGCGGCGATACCTGAGAATCCAGAAACGACTGTCTTATTGTGTGGTCCAACCATAAGCATTTTTGGTGTTCCACCTTGAGTCCAAACTGATTCTATGACTGCATCAAGAATTGAAAGAGTAAACGCCCTTCTGTTACCAGCTGTGGCATCACCAGCGGCCGCATTAACAACCCCACCAGAAACTGTCGGGTCAGTCCCGCCTGTGCCTCTGTCTGAGTTTGTTTTTAGCCATGCTGGAAGACCTGCTGTTTGTCTAGCCGTACCTGCGGCTCCACCTACAGCGGCACTATTCGCCATCAATGTAGTTTCTTGGTCTCTTTTTAGCTCTTGTCCAAGTTTAGTTATTTGATAAGCAAGTTCAGAAGTTCTACCTGCCTCGTTAATAACTTCCAAGTTATCAGCTAAGATAACAAGTTTTCTTGAAATGTTTGTATAGTTTCCTATTCTAGTAGTCGGATTGGTTGCTGGGAAAGTAGCAATATCATCACCATCAATTTGATAGTTTGTTCCAGCGGCCGCAAGGGAATCAGTTTGCCACTCAAAGAAAGTGTTTCTAACTGTTTCTCTGCCACCGTTTGACATAAATGGTGTTTCTTCAGGAGAAATGTTGTAAATAATATTGCTTAATTCTTCGCGAATACCAACTGCTGAATACCTAGTAAAAGTATTTGCAATAATTGCCATTGTATTATCCTCTTAAATTAATCGTTTAACAACATGGAAATAGCCGATTGTGCATCTTGCCATTGTCCACCTTTTTTTAATCTTGAGGTCGTTTTCTTATATGCGTCAGTTTTCTTAGGGGATTTTTTGCTACCACTTTTCAGAACTTTCGTTCCGTTAGTTTTGTTTGCTCTTTTAACTACTTTGCGTTTACCTTTATTGTAAAGCATAGCATCTCTTAAAACGCTAACATGATTAGCTTTTACTAAAGCAGAAACTTCTTCTTCAGTAACGCCTTTCTTTAAAAGAAAATCCTTTAATTCAGCTTTTTCTTTTGTAGCAATTTTTTCGTCTTTCCATGCTGGAATAACTTCAGATAGCTTTTGTGCTTCTTCACTAAGCATTGTTTGATATTGCATCATGTTTGCTTGATGATTCTGCTCTGCTATCCTTTGTTGTTCAAGTTTTACAGCTTGTAACTTTTCGTTCTTTTTTTGCTTAAAACTATTCCATTCATGTTGTTGACGACTGGCTTCAATAGGGTCTGTTCTATAAAGTTCGTCCCAATTTGGTTCTGGGTCTTTATCTAACTCTACTAATTGATTTTCTAAGTTCCCTAAGAGTTGAGCATATTGATTTCGCTCCTCTTGAACTTGTCTAGATTCAACTTCAAACTGCTTCTTTTCTTCAGCAAGTTTTTGGCTTTGTCTAGTAAAATGCTGTTGCCTTGAATATCCATTTCTTAATTCATCTAAAGATACTTGCTCTAATTTTCCGTCAATCTTCACTTCAATTAGTTCTTGTTGCAAGCCTTCATCTTCATCAATGTCGGTTTGTTCATCTGCATACAGTTCGGAATCTTCCTCACCTTCTAGGACTTCTTCATATTCTTCAGAAATTTCCTCAGTAGGTTCGTCTATATATTCCTCGCCAGATTCAACATCTTCAATAGGCGGTTGTTCTGACTCTGTTTGATTACTTACTTCTGCTTTATCGCCAGGGCGAGTCAGAATATCAGTAACTTGTTCAACGCTAGATTTTAATTCAGGCGATTCCTCAATTGGGTTTGTCGCTTGGTTCATATTAAACTCCTTTTTTGTTTTTTGTAATATTTTCTGCCTTAAGTTTTAAAATATGGGCGTTATCTGCAACAGCCCATAATTTTTCTTCCAACAAGTCAACTGCTTTCAAAAGATGAAAATATTGTTCTCTCTCTTGAGTCGCATGAGGTGAAGTTTCAGACCATGAAGTATGGACATCTTCCCTCACGCTTTGCATGACTGCTTGAAAAGTAGTATCGTCTAAAATGCGTTTTGCATTTTTTCCGAAAATTATTAAATCGTCTATGTGATCTGTCATTGTCTAACTCTTTGCATATCACTAACTAATTTTGATTGTGCTTTCATTTGCTCTCTATCTCTTTCAACTAATGCTCGAATAACAGCAGTTTCTACTTGAGTTCCGTATTTTGCTTCAATTTCTGCGGCCTTGAGCAATATTTCAGCATCTAATTTATCTCTATCTAAATCATCTTTTCGCTTCATTTCTTCGTTATCAAGCTGTAATCTAGCGTTAGCTTTCTGCATATTCGCTTCAATTTCTTTAATTTGCACTTGAATTAACTGTTCTGAAATATCAGGTTTTTTCTGTTGCATAGCTTGTCGTTGTTCAGGTGTCATTTCAGGAACTTCTTTAAAGAACATAGATGGGTCTTTAAATCCAGCTAATTCAACCATTTTTGCCATAGTGTTTCTATATTGTGTCATCTCAACTAAAGGATTAGAAGCGCCTAATGTTTGTAATATCTGTTCTTGCTTTTGTGCTATTTGCCCTAGATATTGCATACGCTCTTGTGCAGTTCCATTTCCTAGACCTACATTAACTACGCAATCCATTCCTGTTTGCCAAACTCTAGGGTCAATAGGAATCCACTCATTACGCAATCGAACTGTGCGTTCTTTATCTTGGTGTCTAGCAAGTAATTCGTAAATACCTTTGAACAAAGGTTTCATTCCTGTTTCAGCAAATATTCTCGCTATCAATTCTATATGTTGTTGCCCACCTTGAACAGTTGCTTGAACGGCTGAAGCTGTAGCAGATTGTAACGCATCAGGGTCTAAGCCCATTGACGCTTTAGAAATTCCAGTTCTGTTTTCTTTTACTTCATCTAAGTAACTCAACATAGGAAAACAATCTTTACCAACAAATGGCATATTGAAAGGTTGAACTGCACCTGCATTTCGTTGACGAATAATACCACCAACTTCTGTATTCATAACATCTTCTATGTTTGCCTGTCCTTCAACAACCGCAACTCTTGGGTGAACACTTAATGCAAGACTATCTAACATAGAACGCATAACCATTGATTTCACTTTTTGTATATCTTCAGTTATGTCTGCAATACTTAGTCCAAAGAAAGTGTGTGGCTCTGGGTCAGGACAGAAAGAAACGAAAGGTATCTGTTCACATTTTAAATTCTTCTTAATTTCAAAGTTATCACCTACACAACACAATCTGCGAAGTTCAGCTATGCCATCGCCTGTCATATCAATCTTCATATATGCTTCGACATACTGAACTTTTAAATTCGCATCATCTTCTACAGGATTGATTCCCTCATTCTGATAAGTGTTTCTTGCTTGAAATTCTGCGTTATCGTCTAATTGTGTTTCATAAGGTGAAGCAAACTTCTGAACTTCATCATAATCGTAACCCATTTCCACTAGATCAGAAACGGTTAAGTATCGTCTATGAGCAATACAATATGCGTCATTCATTGAAGTCGCATCTCTATCAATCAAAAATTCTTCTGGTGGAACTGATTCAACTCTTACGCAACCATGTTCTTTCTTTCTTGTAACTTTCACATCATGCAGTTGTGGTGTCATCATGCTTTGTTGCATTAACTCAGGAACAACTTCTTCCATTTGTTCTTCTGTTTCAACAACTGCTTCAGCTTGTGGAAAAGCAGGGTCAGAATATGAAACAACTTCTGTTATTTCTACTTCGTCATCTGCTTCTAATACTGCAAGTTCGTTTTCACTTAATTTTGAATATTCGTAATACTCAGCATGATAAGTTGTGTCCCAGTAATATTTTAAAATTCCGTTCTTACATAACAACGCATCTTTGAACGCATTGTAAAAAATTGGAAAGCCGTCGTTGTCTTGTTGCAACACTATTCTGTTTATGTAATCTGTGGCTTGTTCAGCTAGTTTGACATCTTCTTTTCCAAAAGGAACAAACTCAACTACATTTTCGCTTGAGAAAAATATTCGCATAAGACTGGGTAATATGTCTGCGATGGTGTCGTGAACATCAAGTGAGATAACTTGGCTTCGCCCATCTTCTTCATTTCCGAATGGCTTACCCTGATAGTAGTCAATGCTCGTAGCCCTGAGGGGCGATATTGTGTTGTCAATAAAATCAACAGCGTCATCAAGAGCAGAACCCACAATAGATTGTAGTTCTTCTTCAGACGGTGCTCCATTATCAAACTCTCCAGTTGCTTCGCCTGACATATCACCTACATCTTGTGCTTCGTATATATCGTCAGACTGCATTTGTTTTCTTCTTTTTTTCTGAAACTTTAGTATTAGTCTTTTTGGTTTCTTTTTTGGTGGCGTTATTTTTATTCAACAATTCTTGAACATCATGTTGAGCGTCATATCTCGTAACCATATAGGATTCCTTATTTTGACACTATATATCTAGTGTTTCTGCTATCTATTATAATGATTCTAAAAATTTTTCGCAAAGTAGTTATAGAAACAAATAAAGTAAGAGGGGGGTGTCTAGCTGAACTTAAACTGTGGTTTTAGTTTATGTCAGGAATATGTTCAAATTAGTGTGCGAGTATCTAAGCTATAACAACAGTAGCGAGAAAAAAGAAAGGGGGGCTTTTTGTCTATTTGCTGTAGCAAGTTGACATCATTTATCAATCTTCAATGCCTCTAAATGCAAATCCTGGGTTGATATATTAACTTTAACATCTGTTGAATTACCAGCTTTAAACTGCGAATTGTAGGAACCAGCTTTCCATTTCCTAGTATCAATTTGTAATTTAGCTTTGTTAATTGAGTCGCTATCTAAATCCACATTGTCCGCAATCTCAATGGCTTCCTCAAGTGTTTTGTGTGCTATTTCTTTTTGTGCTTGTTCTCTCACACGCATAACTTCTTCTTTAAAGTTACTGTTAGAAGAAGCACGAGGTAAGTCTAAATACTTATAGAACACGAACCAAGTCAGACTATCTTTTCCAGGTCTTGTGAAGTCTTTAAGAAGCGGACACTTGCCCTTGATGATCTGATTAAAAGAATACCCTTCGGATAATGCTTCGAGCAATCTCTGATCTAAAGACTCAATTCCTATATCCTTCAAATGTTCGATTGCTTTTTTTGTTATTGGTTGTCCTGCCATGTTGTTTCGCTTTCATGTAATTAATTAGACTCATAATATAAATATAAAATAAAAAAGATTCAATGATACTTAAATAGCAAGTTGCATCTATTGTGCTTATATAAGCACAAATAGAAATGCAATCTTGCAATCTTTGGAAGCGTTTCAAAGTGTAAATGTTACGAAATGCAATCTTGCAATCTTCTAAGCTATTGATTTAATTAAACAAACAAGAACAATTGCAATCATTTGCAATAATGCAATCGTTCAAAAGTTTATACATAATAGATTGCAAACACCATTTTTACTAATGCAATATAAAAGAGCAAATGCAATCGAAAATAATACTGTAAATTTGTTATATTTTAATTTGACAGAAAGAATCAATTATGCAATATTATAGTTACTGACGCACCGAGAGATAACTAATACGGCTCTCAAATCATACAAAGACCCACGAGGCAGTCAGTTAGAGAAGCAAAGACAACTTGCATATTAAAGTTAAGCTGATTGAACTCTAGGTTGTTCCAAGTAGCGTAAAATAGGGACTGAATATCGTCTGACCAAATCCTTCACTCTAAGAGCAGACCTCAAGAGCAGGACGAAAGAATAATATTTTTTTCCTTACAAGTTAAACTGACGAGGATTTTATTATCCGAAACTAACTAAGTTCGCTTAGTTAGTCTTTAACATTTATAACAAGGAGAAAAATTATGAATTTTACTGATAAACATTACAACAGACTAAAAAAGCTAAACTGGAAATATCAAGAACATTACAATCAAAAATTAGATTTTTATGATGAATCTTTTATCACTCACAAAGAAAGAATTGAGAGAGATGATTTGATATATCGTCAAAATCTAAAACAAACTCATGGTATTAGATTGCAAGGCCAAAATAAATACTACCTTGCTTATCAAATCGCAGAGTTTATTAACTGGATTGAGCAAAATGGCACAAGATATTTTGCGCCTTGTTTAATTGACTCAGTTCACTTAGTTAATAACACTCATTACGGTCCTAACATCACAATTCGCTTCAAAGATACAAGCGAAGATACTTATAAAAGTTTTGCAGATGTTAAAAGTATGCTTAGTTTTATCGAAGGTCACAATTCTTGTAAAAATAACATTAAGTAAAGTCTAACTGATGAGATTTTAATAATCGAAACTAAGCTAATTAAGTTAGCTTAGTCTTAGACAATCAAGTCTAACAACGAAAGGAAAAATATTATGAATTACAAATATGAAATAAAAAAAAGTCTTATTGATTATTTACAAGCAGAGAGAGGTGGTATCAAATTTACTGCTGGATTTAGACAGGAGCATAAACAAACTTTTTATGGCCGCACAGCACAAGAGTGTGCTAACATTATAGATGAACAAGGTATTGTAGAAAATCCAATGTCATCTTCTTCAATGGACTTCGCTATTGAGAGTGGTTTTGATACAAATGATGGAGCAATGAATTTGCTTGTTGAAGCCATCAAATTATCTGAGAGGTACAAGTCTAACTGATGAGATTTTAATAATCGAAACTAACTAAGTTCGCTTAGTTAGTCTTAGACAATCAAGTCTAATTAATTAAAGGAAAGATATTATGACAAAATTAATTTTTAAAGGCGAAATTTTGCAAGACATAGCTTGGGATTGCATAAAAAATCAAGATGTAACAAACAACTATTTGACTCTTGTTAAAGATCAAGGCATTTACCTTGCTTCATCTAAAGCGAACAAAAACAATAAAAAAACAATTTGTTACGCTGAGGGTTTTGAATATAACAATAAAATTGACCCCTTTGATTTGTTCTCTAAATGTAACGAAGCAGTAGGTGGTGATGATTTTGTTGAGGAAATACCAATCAATCCTGAATGGCCAATGATTATGGCTAGTAGAGCATATAATTGCACATTAGAAGCATTTATTGATGAGGAATGTGTTGATTTTACTTTAAGAGCAAAAAAAGTCTAACTGATGAGATTTTAATAATCGAAACTAACTAAGTTCGCTTAGTTAGTCTTAGACAATCAAGTCTAATTAATTAAAGGAAAAATATTATGACAAAAACTATAAAACAATTCGATAAAACTACTCTGAATATTTTAAGAAAAGAATTAAAAGAGGTCTTGAATCAAATTGCAAAAGAGCAGGATTTAAAAATAGAGATAGGTGGAATGAAATATAGCGACCATGAGGTAGATGTTAAATTAAATATATTAATTAACGGACAAATGACTCGCACACAAGACCAACTCAAAGAACTTGCTAATGTGATGAATTTAGACTTATCACTAATTGCAAAACATAGTGGTAAGCAACTTAAACTTATTGATTATAAACCTAAATCTAGTGTTTGGGAATTTGTTGTTCAAGATATTAATACAGACAAAAAACTTTTAATGAAAAGGAATGATGTCCGTGAATTGTTCGCAAAACAAGTCTAACTGATGAGATTTTAATAATCGAAACTAAGCTAATTAAGTTAGCTTAGTCTTAGACAATCAAGTCTAA